CTTTAGGGTCAAAGTAGCTGACATCTCCGGGGAACGCTTTCTCGAACGCATCTTCCAGCCCGCAGCTTGCCAGCACCGCAGCGATCTTCTTCTCTCCGAATTCTGTTCCCCAGGGACAATACATCGTGATGAACCCACCGGGAATGTCATCGTCAATAATCTTGAAGTTGATGCTAAGCTCCGCTTGTTGTTCTTGTTCGTGAAATCTTCCGCCTTATCCACTTCCACCAGATGCCATCCCGGTTCCACAGTCATGATTCCCCAATCAGCGCCTTCGATTCCTTTTACTCTCATAATTTTCTCCTTTGCATTTTAGTATTTATATCGTTTATCTTCCCGGCCAGCGCCAAGCTCTGCCTTCTTGTTGTACAGCGATCCCCTTACATACTTGAAACTTTTGAGGTAATAATTTACGGGCACCTTATAGCCCTCGTGCATCTCCCGGATATGCTGGTCAATATCATCCCCAAACACCCGGAATATCACACGCTTATTACCATCATCCACCGCCTCGAAATCATGCCCCCTGCAATGCAGGTAAGCAACAATGGTAACGTCATCCAGTTCTGTGTACTGCTCCCCATTACTTGCTATCATCATTCTCTCCTTTCTCTTTACTCTGCTCTCTCTTGTTCCCTCCTTTCCTCACATATTCTCCGCTTACCCATACTCTGGCCCGGAACCCATCGATAATCACATAGCGCAGTGTATATCCCTGTTTCTTAGCCAGAATCTTGAGATAAGATATAGACCCCTTGAGCTTCTTGGTATCTTCCACGGACACAATGAAGCTATCGCCAATATCCATAGCCGCAAAGTCAACCTTGTACTTCTTGGCTGCGGCTCCTTTGTTTGCTTCCAGCATCGGCACTCCCTTTTCAACAGCGCCTATTTTCATATGCCATCCTCCACTCAAGCTTTCTTGCTCTTCCCGTTCATCTTCCCGTAAGACACATCCAGAATCTTTTGCACATTGAGCACCCTATTTTGCACCCCACCTTCAGGCCGTTTGCCGGTCCACTTGCACATGAAGCTCCCGTCGCCTTCAAAGCTGATCACAGGCGGATAAACCACATTACCCTCTGCATCTGTCCTGCTCTCGCACAGCCCGATAAAATCAAAGAACCCTTGCATATGTTTGCTATATTCCTGACCTTTGAGCGATGGAGCTGCGCTAAGCGCCCTATTATACTTAGGATTCTCTTCAAGCCTTGCCAAACACACCACTGTTTTCTTCTGCTGGCTCAGCATACTCAAACAATTTGTAAATCTCAGCATGCTGTTCCCAAGCGTCCCGTATCCTTCCTGGCTCATTTTAGCCCTCATGGTCAACGGCTTGTCGATCCCACGCTTGCTCTTGGCATCCAACGCGTCATATCCCTCTTCCATGATCTCATCGCTCAGGCTAATAGCGATAAGGTGGCTGATGCTATCCACAACGATGGTGTTATATCTCTCGAAGTTCTCTTTTTTGCTCACAAATTCAATGAGCGACTCGAACCCCTCATAGAACACGAAGTCAATATCCAAATCTTCCCGTCCTGAGGCCACTACGAACTTTTCCACGCTTCTTGGCTCGACCATAATATAAAGTATCGGGTCTTTAGCCGTCTGAATAGTAGTAACGCTTTTTCCAACTCCTGCCGGTCCATAGATCAGCATCAGATCTCCGGCCGATTCCCTAAGTTCCTCACGCTTGTAAATCTTCATCTTCTCTCTCCTTTCTACAATTCAAGCTCTTGTTGTTTCTGTTCGCTTTTACTTTGCGGTTCAGAAACATCTGTTTCTTCTACACCCAGCCACTCTTCCTTCTTCCTGATTTCATAGACGCTTTCACTCGCATTGTTGTATCTGCAAGCCCCGATATAGTCGCAGGATATTCCCGGCATGATTCCTTTGCACGCCCGGTCGTTGCGATACCAGGACTCGCACCATAGCGACTCGTGGATTTCTATGAATATCCGTTTATATCTGTGCAGTACTTCATCCAGATTGAACTCACTGCGGTAGAATCTCTTTCCGTATGTTCTTTTGTCCTTATCCCACCCGATGAAGTAATGCGGCGGTCTGCTGACTATATCCGCATATATCCTGTTCTCATATCCCTTGAAGTCTTCGTTGAGTTCCTCGGCTTTGGTGATCTTCAGCATTGGTGTTCTGACCACTTCCATCACGCAGTATTCCAATGCCGGGTCAGCAAGGAAGTAAGTAGCCACTTGGCTCTGAATAAAGAACACATCCAGATAGCTGTCCGGTCTGCTACTCAGCTTGTTCTCCGCAAAGTAGTTATCATATTTGCGATCAAGGAACCCACGCACCAACAGTTCCACCGGCATACCATCTCCCCAGACCTTTTCTCCATCGCCAAAGTCTCTGATGTTCACGACAATCGGAGCTTGCAGCTTACCTCCTTCTTCCACGTTCACACCGAGATCCTTATATGCCCGGTACAGGCCCCTAACCATAGCAACCTGTGTCTCATGAATGCTGTATTCATCAATAATATTCTGGATATTTATGTCCTTATTGCCCAGATACCATTGCAGCACAGCATCCCATAACACTCCCATCTTGATAGCCCCGCTCAAATGCTCACTACGCACTTGCAGGCCCATTACCTGCTTCATATAGAACAACTGTTTGCATGTAAGGAAATCCTGCACAGCAGAATGGCTCAGAGGCAATGGCTTTTCTCCCAGATCAGCAAGACACCGATACTTATCCGGCTGCTTGCACAGCCCGCATATTCTGCCTCCGGCCTGTTCCATGTAGTATAAGCAAGGACGTTTGCTATCAAAGGTAGGCGTAAAATCTGCACACTTTCTGTTCTCATCTCTCGCTCTCCTTCCCCTCGACATCTACTTACTACTTCTTTTTACTCTTCGCCCAATATGCCGTTTTGCACTTTGGACACTGCCTTACATCTTCTTTTCGCGGAATCCATTCATGCCCGCACTTAACGCATTTCAATTTTTTGAGCTTCATGGCGTTTCCCCCAACTTTTGGCTGCATCATACAGCGTTTTTTCTTCCTTGTCAAGAACTTTTTGAGTAAACTTATAAGAAAATTTTTTCTTGACAAAAAATTCCGCAGATGCTATAAGGGAGCCAAAAAATGGAGGCAGTGATGATTTTAGCAGAGATTGCAATAAACTTGGAGCATCGCCGGTTTGCGAACTTCCGTGACCAGTTGAATTTTGTGGCTCGCAGGTTGAAGCATGAGGTTGAGAAGCTTGGTTCTCGTGATCACAAGGTGACATTTTCCGGAATCAAGGATAAGCATGCAATGTATGTTGTTTACAAGGAAGGAGGGAGGCTTGAATCGGGAGACAGAAAAGAAAGCTTTGCGAAGCGTAGATGAGTTTTTGGAGGCCGCAGAATCAAGGATAATAGCGATTGCCATAGTCATTGCTGTGATTTGGGTATTGGTAGTTATATTTATCTATTTTCAGGTTCCCAAGCGCACTGACCATGTTGTTTCTCCGGAAATCAAAGCTCTGATGAAATATCATGGCGTGCAGATAGCCTATGAGGATTGGAATGGACGGAACTATTTTATCCGCAACGGCAAGAAATGTGAACTTGTTTATCCGGAGCGCAAGGAGGCAAAGCGTGCAATTCAAAGAACGGCAGCGGGATTTTGATTTGTTTTTCAGCCTCATGGTGATCATAGTTATAGTGTTCTTGATTTTGGTCATTGGACTGTTTGGGTTGATCTGCTCAAAAGTGCTTGCTCACGGAGGCACCTTGGCGACAGCCATCCCTGCACTGTGCAAACAACCCTCCCTGACGTGGTTGGGATCTTGCCACTCGCCGGAGTATAAACGTGACGGAAGGTGTTGGGGAGGGTTAATATAAACACAGGAAAACATTATGTGGATGCCATTATCTACAAGTGAAAGTTTGGCACAAAGTACACAGCCACAGCGGTATTGCCCCAGAGACAACATCATACTTGGCCGTGATAGGATAAAGAAGCAGGGCTAAACCTATCGCACTGTGGCT